ATTTTTGTAGCTTCAGGTAGCCAACCTGCTTATGATAACCTAGGCAAAATGGTAGGTAATGCCGCTACTAATCCGTTCATAAGTCTAGAGTTGCCTTTTATTCCAACGCTATATTCATTTAGTGTATTTGCATTCCTATATGATAATGAAAGAGATCTTGCTAGTATAAAAACTATTGGATTTGAAGTTGCGACGCCTTCTGGAAAAATAGTTCAAAATTTACTATTGAATACAGATGTACCCAAAGAAGAAAAACCAGCAACTACGTTTAATTTTGCTTTTAATTTAGATAACATCGAGCTTAAAGAATTAGGGATATATACAGTACATTTTTCTATAGATGGCGAACGTATCAATAAAACTCAGTTCAATGTTTCAATAAAGGATGATTAACTATGAATGAAAACAATATACTCCTTTTAAATAGAGATGAAAATGGTGCCCTCTATTATACTCCAAACGAGGGACTTAATGAAAAAAATCAAAATAGCGGTCAATGGAACAGTCTAAAGCCAGAAATAAATAATAAGTTAAATGAGTCTACCAATACAAAACGGGGAAATAAAACAGTATTTGATGGGGGTGGAGGAAATATGTCAAATTACGTGACTAAAGAAGAACTAAAATCTGAGTTAAATCTTCTAGAATCTAAAATAGACAATAAATTTCTTGAACTGAAGTTGGAATTAAAAAATCAACAATCTTCAAATATTAGGTGGATGATAGGAACAGCAATTGGAATAGTCGGAGTAATAATTGCGGCAATAAAACTATTTTAATGACAATTAAAGAATTCAAGTATTAAACAAACAGCCCTCTACAATTTTGTAGGGGGCTTATTTTTTTGCTTTCTTAATTGTAATTAAGATAGAAGAAGTCTCCCAGACTTAATTAGTTGGGAGTTTTTTTTTATAAGTATATAATGCTTGCAAAGTAATCGTTTTCTCTGTATGTTTAACTTTGGTGGGAAGTCACTCGCCCATCGAAAAAGGACGTCAGATACAGTTACTTGGGGAAGTAGACTGTGGGGAAATCTGACGTCCTTTGTTTATTTTAACATTGAAAAAAAAAAATACTAGCTTTTTAATAAAACGGTAAAACTTTATTAAGGATATAATTTGTTTAATTTGATTTAAAGTGCTATAATTGTTTTATCAAACATAGGTTTCCTTACCGGGAAAGTCAGTCAGTCCACTTTATGAGTGATCTGGCTGGCTTTTTTTATATCGCTATTCGATTAAATTCCATCATCATTTTCGTTTCGCCAATTACCGCATATTTCTTCACAATGAACTGTTTCCTACTATTATATAAACCAGCAACAACTACATGCATACCGTCTTCTACGTCAGCTAAAAAGTTCAACGAGTGACCAGCAATTAAACACGATTGATTATCCAATTTGAAATACACAAGGGGACGTTCAGAAAACTCTAATATTTTAACTTTGCTAACTAAACCTGTCATTGACTCCATGCGATCACTCCTCAATTTTGTTAATTATATTATACGAACAAATGTTCGATAAGTAAAGCATGAAAGATAGATATTTGATGGTGATAGCACTGGTGATAGTGAATAGTTTTTTGTGCATTCTATGAAGGTTTAATTTAGGGATAAAACCTTGATATAATGCGATTCTTTCTTCAATAAAATTAATGAATCAAGGTTTACGAACAAGAAAAATATGTTCGCTTTGCTTGGCAAACCAGGATTTGAAGATTTAGCTAAAGAATTAAACGATCGCTTATAATACGCCGTTTCTAGCTGTTTTAATAACAACTGGTGATAGTAACATGTTTGCATCGATGCTTTTCTAGTGATAGAAAAGGTGATAGTGAACTAGAAAAGCACTCAATTATGAGTGCTTTTTCTTTTGCTCTTCGAGATATTCTTCGAACTTTTTCATCGATCGTTCTTTCACTTCTGGAGTGACCGAAGCATAAATTTGAGTGGTAGAAATATCTTTATGACCTAACAAATCTTTTATGTCATCTAAATCCACACCAGCTTGCCTCATCCGAATAGCAAATGTGTGACGTCCGTCATGGACTTTGATTGGAGGTAGCTTAGCTCTTTTAGCAATTCGAACAGAAGCGCCATTCACCGAACGATTACGAACAATTTTTCCTTTTGAACTACTAGTTGTGTAAATGAAGATATAATCAGAATTATTTTTCTGTAAAGGGGTGATCCCAATTTTGTCGTAAAAGTATTTATAAAACTCTATTAAAGCAAATTTTGTTCTTTGAGTGATCGGTAGATCTCTTTCTCCAGAGGGAGTCTTGGTTTCGTCAATAATAATCGCATCTTTATTTGCGCCAGCTTCAGCTCTATATAATCGCTCACGTTCCACACTCACAAAACTTTTTGTGAAATCGAAGTCTGACCAACGAAGAGCCATCACTTCAGCTTTCCTAAGTCCGCAATCGAAAATCAGTAAGAAAAAAGGATACCAAAATGATTCATGTTCCTTTTTGGCAGCTTCATAAAACTGATCAACTTCATCAGCGCTGTAGTGGGGTGGGACCTTTGGAGCTTTAGGCTTTAAAGGAAACTCTACAAACTGTGTTGGATTCTCGTTAACGTACCCGAGCTGAATTGCTTTCCTGTAAGCGTTCGAAAGGGTAGCGTTAATAGATTGCACAGTATTATAAGATAATCCTTTTTTACTTCGGCCTTTACCTTCAAGAGTAAATAGTTTGTTGATAAATTTTTGATGATCAGCACGAGAATACTTGGTTAACTTGAACTTACCAATATAAGGTTCGATATACATTCTGATATTTTCACGATGAACAATGCGAGTTCCTTCTTTTACTTTCATTTTATAATCAGTAATCCATATTTTTAGGAACTGCTCGATCGTCATATACTTAACATCGTTTTTTTGATAATCACCTTTTGCAATTTCACCTTCAGTTATTTTTGCATAGTTGTTTGCTTCATCCCAAGATTTAAAACCTTTCTTATGAATCTTATTTTGCCGCTTGGTCCCAGGATCGATACCATTCGAGATAAAGACCTCATATCTAAGTTCGCCACTTTTTAAGTTGTATGGTTTTATAGATGCCATAAAATCATTCCTTTCGGATTTCTTTAGTTTAAATTCAAAAAAATATCAATTAAGCGCAATATGATTTAAATATGAAAAGATAAATTGAATTATTATTGATAAAATTCAAACATGTGTTCGTTTTTTGTGGTAAAAAGAAAAGGCCGAAGCCTTTCTTTTATGCTATTAGTTCTTCAAGCTGCGCAACATCTGTAGCATTAGTTTTAATTTCGTTAATGAAGGTTTGTATTCCGTTCTGTTTATTATTGATATCAACAGAAGAAACTATATCTATATTCGATTTTAGTAATTCTATAATAGCCTTCGTGTCATGTAATAATTCAAAATCAACGGAAGAGTCATAAAGTAATGTAATTTTGTTTGCCTTATCATATCTTGTACTGAATAAATTCATTTTTTCTAACCATCCTGGTAACAAATCGATATTTCCCGGTGCCGCTTGAACCAAGTCAATTTTATCTTTTGTCCTGTATGCAAAATCAATTTGGTATTTGAATGGAATTGATGGTGAAGGGTTGAGTTTTATGTTGGTTTTTACCTTTTTATTTATTAAATCGGCGTCAGAAAAAATTAAATTAGCTCGATCTTTAACAATTAATTCACGTGAACCTGTTACCTGATTTATGAATTTACTGCCAATATAGCTTACTTCAAGATTATAAAACAATTCATTAGGTTTTGAAGTTTTTGCAAATTGCGGTTCTGAAAGAAAAAATCCTTTTGGCAATTCAACTGATGAAGTTAAATTACTGAGTAAACTACTATTCTTCAAATCTAAATCCGTGGGGTATGTTCCATCATGTATTTTAGACATAAAATACTCAAAATACTCTTTCCCATATTTATAGGTTGTTTGTTGCAACTTTGTTTCAAATATCGATTTGAGTTTTAAATTATTATCTTCTAGCAAGACATATTGGGTATTTTCTTCTGAGTGCTCGTGAGGTTCTAATATAATCCCGACATTTAAAGGTTCTCCTTTAGTAAAATCAGCAATATATTTTATGATTGTGTACCAGTATGCTTTTCTAGCTTCCAACTGATTTCACCTCCTCGGTAGTTTGAAAACGCATTGTTATAAATTAACTTTTGAAGAATTTCCGGTATTATAATAGCTTGTCGCATCAAAAAATCGATGTAAGCTTTTTTTTGCGTTGCTCCGCCAGAAGTCCATTCTGATGGAATTTGCGACATAATGTTGTTAAGCGTAGTTCTATCAAGAGTATTAAGTTTTGAAACAGGATTTAGAAATGAATGATTGTTGGGATCGCTAAGATCAATGTGTTGCTCAATGCATCTAAAAATTTCTCCTGCTTGGTTAAAGGGAGCCCGATGATGAACATTTCCATTAATATCATGACTATATTGAGCTATGTCAATCATAGACCAAAAGATGCTATTAATGTATTGTTCTTTATCTTTTGAGGTTTTAAAGTCATTGGATTGCAATGTACTAAGTTTGTTTGCATTGTACACAGGGCCTTTAAAGCAATGCCCATGATCGATTGCGAAAACATTACGACCAGTGTTATCACTGCCAATTAATAAATTGCCTAGGTTGTTGAATCGATCAAAGTTTTGTAGTAAGAGATCCAAAACTATGATAGAAGCGATATCCTGAGGATTCTCGATTTGCTTGAAAAACTGATTCCAAGATCTTCTTAAATATGGTTTTTTTAAACGCATAAGATTTAAGTAATTGTCTTCAAGGTTTTCTTCAACATTATCAATCAACTTTGTACCAAAGTAAAGTCCGGGGGTTAATCTCCGTTCAAATAGTAGATCTGAGTTAGCAGACATTATATCTTGCTCAATCTCAAGCATCGCAATATCCGGAGTTTTAATATTCAAAAAAGTAGCTAAAAAATGACCGACAACCTCGTTAAAAAAAGCACAATTTTCATCAACCCATGTCCCGTTGATATAAACTATGTTATTTTTAAGGATATATCTTTTACCGTCAGAAGCTTCAACTAATAAAGGTCTACTCTGCCCAGATTTCGGCGATTGATCTTTTATAAATGTGTCAACAAATAACTTATCCAAACTAGCACCTCGTTTCTACACCATTTAATATTCCCCTTACCGGAATCGAACCGGCATCGCCAGTAGGGTAGAGCTATTTTACAATCCCAGCAATTCCTTTTTCTTAGCATTAAACAAACTATTTCCATTTAAATTCTTTAACGTCAGTCATTTTTGATCTGCCAATTACATTGCCGTTATAGTAAATTTGAGTAAAAATTCCATCGCTGGCTTTATCCATATCCCAATTTTCGCTTTCGCTTACAATCGAAACAGCAGCGTTCTGAGCAGAAAGAATAGCTGAGCTAGCATCAGTTTGGCTAAGCGTTAGGAAATTATCGTTCACATTTACTTTAAGAAGGTTTTCTTCGTAATCTATTTCATTAATAGTTAACGCCCAATTAAATACAGGATTAGGTGTGCCATTTTCCGTAGGATTTCCGTTTTCATCCAATGTGCCATTCGCAAATCCTTTATTTTGTTCGAGATAGGCAGCGATCTGCGTATTAATCGAATCTGATTCACTTGAAGAGCTTGATTCAATAGTAGAACTGGACTCTTCAGTTGAAGTTTTAGTGCTACTGTTTGAAGTTTGCTTGCTTTCAGATGTCTCTTTAATAGTAGAATTTTCTTTAGAATGTTTTTCAATTTTTGAACTTGAACTGGTTGTAGATTTATCTGGTGCGGTTATAGTAACACCAACAGCACCGATAACCATTGCTGCAAACGAAGCGGCTAAAACTATAAGGCTAGTTCGCTTGTTTATCTTTTTAATAAGCGCTAATAAAAGCATGACAGTTCCTACTATTATCGCTAAAAATCCAATACCCAACAAAATGGCAAATAAACTTTGCATAAAAAATCCCCCACAATTTTATTTTCAACTCCCACTTAATGGCAGGTAGTTTTAGTCGCCAAATTAACTAACTGTTTCTATAACTGTAAGTGACTCTTTATATTCTTCTGCATCAGCTTCTTTTTGAAAATCAATCGTCAGGTCTTTGTATTCCTTAAGTTTTTCTTCAATTAAGGTAATAGGAACTTTGAAAAATTCTTTTCTATTATTTACTTTATTGATACGGTATTTAGAAAAATATTCGTGAAGTTCGGTTTCTAATTGGTAAGCCTCATAACTAAAAATTAAAGCATGTACATCAAATTTAAACGGAACAGATGCGCTGCTTAATTCACCGACTCTTTCCAAAGGTTCCAATCTTCTTGTAACACCAATTTTGAATACATCTGGTCCAAAGGCACCAATATTACTAATTATATAGACATACCCTGCAGAAGCATGTGCTGTACGATAATCTAGTTCTTCTTTTTCCTCTTCTTTTTCTGTGACTCTCGAATAAAATTCGACAATTTGGTTCTCTACTTCTTTTTTATCTTGTTCATCAGTTATTTTTTCCAATTTTTGTTTTAATTCGTCAATCATATTTTGATAATGCTTGATGTCTTTATCAATAATTTTCTTTTGAGATTGAATTTCTTTTTGAAGAGCCTTTTCTTCGCGCTCTTTTTGTCTCTGCTCACGTAATTCTTCTCTTTCATCAGCTTTCTTTCGTTCATATTCATAAGCAAGATGAAGCTCTTCTAGCTTGAGTTCTAAGTATTTTGGAGAAATTTCCAGTCGATTAGATTCATTCATTTTATTCAATTGTTCAAATGATTTAATAATTCGTTTTTCAACGGTAGGGAAATTGTTGTATTTCACTTTATTGATAGCAGCTTCACATTCGTTGTTAAATGATCGAAGAATTTGTTTAATATTATTATTCATCATCTTACGACCTTTGGCTTTACTTCCATCAACTGTCCAGCCGTCAAAATAATTAACTGAACTTTTATCTTTAACCATTTGTTTTTGTGAATTTCTGATACTTATCAGTTTTTCTTTATATCCAATAGAGGTAGAAAAATCGTATTTTGGTTTGTAAAGACCATAGGATTCCATTTCAACTATGTCTTCTGATTGAATAATTTGGCTATTAATTTGTTCAAGTTTGTTTATTAAAGTGTTGATCTGCCTTGATTTATTTTCTAGTTCTTTATCTTTTTTTGCTTTTGCTTTTTCTAAGGTTCCAATTTCTTTTTCAATCCGTTTTAATTCTTTCTCTTTATTAGCTAAATGATTTTCTAACTCTTCCCCTTCGAGTTGAGCTGAAGTTAACTCTTTTTTACCAAAATTAAACAATCCCATAAATGTCACTCCAATTCATTTACATTTTATCTGTAGTAATAATCCCGTATAAGAATACCCCGTGAATGATTACATCAACCTCATCTTCATCTTTAATATATTCCCAAGGCGCATGAAACTTAGAATAGGAAAGGGGAGTGAACTTGATGCCTCGAGGTGTTCTACTAACTTGTTTTAAAGTAGCGTCATCCCCGTTTATAGTTACAGCACAAATATCTCCGTCTTCCCAGTCACAAGTCTTATAAATAATAGCAATTGAACCTTCTGGGACAATCCTATTCATAGAATCTCCCAAAACTCGTAGGGCAAAAATATCTTTGCGTCCATACCTTCTAACTGTAGATGGTTGAATAGATATTTCTCCTTCGTAATCGCTTACTAAACCAGAAGGCGCGGAAGCTGCAATTCGCCCAAGGATTGGGATCGTATATTCTTCCGGAATTGTACCAGCTATTTTTACATTGCCTATGTTTTTATTATCACGGCCAAGCAGAAAATCTGTAGAAACATCGAAGTAATCGGCTATAGAAGTTAGAGTTTCTCTATCGGGACTGCGCTCGCCGCGTTCATATCCAGAGACCGATACTTTAGATACATGTATTATATCTCCTAATTGTTGCTGAGTGAGCTTCTTTTTTTTGCGTAATTCTTTTAGTCTGGTTCCAAAATCCATGTTAACACCTCGTTTCTTTAATAATTGTATCGTTAACAAAGAGTTAACTCAATAAATTGAAATAAAGTTAACTAATTGAGTATAAAAGTGTTGACAATTAACTTCTAGTTAACTATACTAATGTTAACAAGAAGTTAACTGAAAGGCGGTGATGAAATGGTTTTAAAAAAGTTAGAAAAAATTCGAAAAGAACATAAAAAAACATTTCAACAAGTGGCTGATCAAGCCGGATTAACAAAAGAATTTTATTGGATGATCGAAAAAGGAAAACGAAAATTATCTTATGAAAATGCTGTTAAAATAGCTATGGTATTTAATAAAGAGCCGGATGATATTTTTTTAAACAGCGAGTTAACTAAAACGGAACAAGAGAAGGAGGTTTCAAAATGAAAGACAAACCACAAACGATCAAAGCAACAATAGCATCTGGCTTTTTAGACCAATATATTGAAATGCTAGTTCCAGCACTTAAAAGAAAATTTGACGTCAAGCCTGGGATAGAAGGTTCAATATTTATGGAACCAGGCGGCACCGATGAAATGCTAATCCGTTTTTTATCGAATGATGAAACAGCACAAGATATTTTCGATTTCATCAATTCAAAATGGCAATTCGAAAGTGTTCCTCAACTTGTTTCATAAGTTAATTGTAAACATGTTTGCTTCGTTATTGGACACTATTTTTACTGTTAGAACAAAATCGGGATACATTCGAAAAAAGACGAAATACTTGGTTAATCTGTTTGTTTCAAACCTAAAAATAGGAAATTATCGAAACCTAATTCGGACAAATTCATGAAATAATTTAAGGAGGGATCGTAATGATGCGAGTCGCTTTAAAAAGTGAATTAGATGCTTTGCTGATACGAAGAAATCTTTCACAAAAAGAAGTCGCTAAAGAAAGCAACATTCCATTTTCAACATTGAATGGTTACACGAAAGGAACGCAAGAAGTTCCAGTTAATAAAGCTATAGATATTAATAATGCTGTCGGAGATGACGTGTTTGCATCAGGTATTAGTAATAAGTATTTAGGTACTTTGAAAGCCTTAGATGGCAAAGTAGCAGAGGTTTTAACACCAACGGAATTAGATTTTTTACAAGATCAAGAAACAATTCAGCGTGAGGAAAGAAGAGAACAAGCTAAGGGGTTGCTAATTAAATCGAAGCTTGAACCGCTAAATGATCAAGACAAAGAAGACTTAGAAAAATACGTAATGGAATTTTTAGATGAAATAGTCGTTGAACTTTCTATCGTGTTTTCAATACTTAAGATTCTTAGAATGACAATCACTGAAGCTTTTTCCAAACGGATGCCACACTGGGTGACTAAAAAGTATATGAAAGGTGAATGAATATGATTATTGAGAAACCTAAAGTAGTTCAGTTTAGAAACGATAAGATTCAAGTTAAAAAGAATTATCCAGAAATGATTAGCCGATCAGAGTTAGCAAGACGGTGGGGATATTCAATTGGTTGGATTAAGAAAATGACAGATCGGGAATTTGATCCTTTACCTATGGAAAAAACAGCACCAACAGAGCGTGGAACTAAAGAATCTGTTCGGATTCCTTATGAAGTTGCAATGGAATGGAAAGAACGTAACACAACTAGAAACTATGAGGTGAGAGCATGAGAAAAGATTTTGAATACAATCAAACTGTTTCGATTGAATTTGCTAAAAAGATAGCTACCTTCAAAACTACTAAAGCAATATTTTTAGGCGGAATAATCGGAGTTACATGTGTCGGATATTGGCCAGTAGCATTGTTACTTATACCAGTGTCATACGTTGTGAATAAAGTCGTCAAGAAAGTGTTAGGACTATGAGAAGACAAATAATTAACCCGGAGGATAGATAAAAATGTTGCTTATATTTCTTATCGCTATTGCCTTTATTTGTAATCTATACATGATAAAGAATTCTGACGCTTACATCATATACTTTTTTTGGTCAATATTCGTTGTGGCTGGATTTGCAATTGTTTATTTCACTAGATAAATACAGAAGGATAAATAATATGGACATTTTAAAATTAGGACACAAAAAAAGACTTACTCGCCGGGAAGCAAAAGTAAGTCATAAACGAATCAATATCTAGGAGGATTATAACATGTTTAATTACGATCGTGCAATGGCAGATACAAAGAGTCATATTTTTACAAATGTTAGTCAAAGCAATATCAATACTGAATATGATTATATGTTCGATGATTATGGCACTCAGGTTTTTCCTAGCGATTTAGTTATGAAAGTTGTCTTTTCGAAAAGAGAAATCACGCAAGACAGATTAGTAAAAGTCACCTTTGCTAAATACGTAGTGATCGATAATTACGTGGAATTGATCGATGATATCGGCATTGAATATCAAGACTATAGCTTTGCCGTTGAAGGCAGAGAATACCTACAGAAGAAACTAGAAGGAGTGTTGGACCGTGAGTAATGAAATTCTAGAAAAACCGATTGAATATGAAGTGAACGGTGAAGAAGTAAAACTTACCGGGAACATGGTTAAACAGTATCTTGTCTCTGGAAATGGGAACGTGACGGACCAAGAGTTAGTAATGTTTCTGCAATTAGCTAAGTATCAAAAGCTAAATCCATTCCTGAATGAAGCATATTTAGTCAAGTTCGGAACGCAACCTGCGCAAATTATTGTTTCAAAAGAAGCTTTTATGAAACGAGCAGAAAGTCATCCTCAATATGATGGATTTGAAGCAGGAATCGTTGTCCAACGTGGTGAAGAAATCAAGGAACTGGCGGGAGCGATTAAATTGCCTAAAGATGTGTTAATCGGCGGCTGGGCTAAAGTTTATAGAAAAGATAGAACGATGCCAATTGTCTCTCAAGTAGCATTGGAAGAATTTTCTAAAGGACAAGCTACTTGGAAGAATATGCCAAACACAATGATTAGAAAAACAGCAATCGTTAACGCTTTAAGAGAAGCCTTTCCAGAAGCTTTGGGAGCTATGTATACAGAAGATGACCAAAACGTAAAACTGCAACAAACAAATGCTAAACAAGTAACGCCTGAACCTGAAAAAACACAGGAACTAGAAAATAAATTCTTTAGTAATCCTGTAAACGAACCTAAAGAAGTTGAGGTAGAACAAGAATCATTAGACCTTAACTATAAAGATCCGAATGCAATTAATTTCGATAGAGAGGAAGGGATTCCAGATGATGAAGATGGAGACGATTATCCTTTCTGATGAAAATTACTATTCAAATGAGGCTGATTGGCATTATATGTCAGTCAGCCAATATAAATCGTTTTTAGAATGTGAAGCTGCAACCTTAGCTAAGCTAAAAGGTGAATGGGAACCAGATAGCGACAAAAAGCCATTATTAGTTGGCAACTATGTTCATTCTTATTTTGAATCATCAGCAGCACACGAAGCATTTAAAGAAGAAAACAAAGAAAAAATGTTCTCCAGTCGCAAACCATTCGGACTTTTAAAAGACTTTCAAATCGCAGAACAAATGATTGATCGACTAAAACAGGAACCCGCATTCAATCAGATTTATCGAGGAGATAAGGAAGTCATTGTGACTGGTGAATTATTTGGGATCGAATGGAAAGGCAAGATTGATTGTTTAAATCTAAATGATGGTTACTTTGTTGATGTCAAGACAACAAAAGATATACATGAAAAGAAGTATGACAATTATTGGGGTCCTGGAGCTAACTTTATCGAACGTTACGGATATGCGCTTCAAATGGCTGTCTATCGAGAGTTGTTAGAGCAACAGTACAATAAACAGTTCGTTCCATTCATTGCAGCAGTCAGCAAGCAAACGCCTAGTGACGTTGCACTAATCACTTTAGACGAGTCAAAGATGCAATCGGAACTATCGAGATTAGAAGAAAACATTGATCATATCCATCGAGTGAAGATGGGACAAGAAGAACCTACTCAATGTGGTCAATGCGATTACTGTAGAGGACACAAACGAATCACTGGTTTTATCAATATGAATGATTTGTAGGAGGGAATTTGATGGCTAGACCAACAAAACAAGGCATTGATTATTTCTCCTTAGACGTTAATTTTTTAAAAGATATCAAAGTAAGAAAGATAAGAAGAGCTTGCGGACCACAATCTATCGAGATACTACTTTGCCTGCTGGGTAATATTTACCGTGAAAATGGGTATTACATTGGGTGGGATGAAGATACAGTGTTCTTAGTTGCTGACGAAGTTGGGGCGAAAGAGGGCTTAGTTGAAGAGGTTGTAGCAAAAGCAATTCAATCAAAATTCTTTGACCATCAAAAATATGAACAATACAAAATTTTAACTTCAAATGGGATTCAAAAAAGATACTTTGAAGCAACTACAAAAAGAAAAGGTGTCGAAGTTAAAAAAGAGTTTTTAGTTAATGACGACAATAACTCTAGTTCAACTGTAGTTAATGACAGCAATAACTACAGCTCAAGTGAAGTTAATGAGGGCGATAATGAACAAAGTAAAGTAAATAAAACTAAAGTAAATAAAAGTAAAACAAACAACTACGTTTTCGGTGTTTTTGAATTCTTGGAAAAAAATCATTTTGGAAATCCATATTCTGAACCGATGGCAACAGACATCAGTGAATGGATAAAGACCCTAAGGGAAAAAGGGCTTAGTGACTCTCAAATCGATGAATGGATGATCATGGGCGTTAAAGTAGCTTCTGGGAACAATCGTCGTTTTTGGAATTATGTTGACGGTGTTCTGAGAAATTGGGATAACAATGCCGTTTACACCGAAAAAGATATCGAAAATCAGAAAAAGAATAAATTGTTTAATCATGATTCAAAGAAAAATAAACAAGCGACTGATTATGGACAAACATTGTACACCTATTATCAACAAGAGTTACGCTTTTCTCCGGATATAACATTTGAGGAATACGCTAGAAAAAAAAGATTGAATGAGCGTGATAAATCTGCACTAGAACAATACATCAACAGCTTGGAGGTAGATGCATGAAGTACCTTGAAATCATCAAAATACTTGGCATAGCTACTAACGATAATAGCGAGAAAATACTGCTAAGAGAATATTATGATCGCATTAAGGCACTTGTAAAACAAAACAATTCAGATGAGCAGATCGAGCATACATTTTGTTTGATGATGGCTGGATATATTATGTGCTATATCGACAAACAAGTTGATTATAGTAAGAAAAATGCAGAATATTACATCAATTTATTGCGAAAATACGGACGGATTAAGGAGATGAGCGCATGAAGCCGTGGAGTCAGTTTGAGAAACGCATCGAGGGTGTGAATCGATTGTATCGAGTTAAAGGCTTCGGGGTTGTTGAGAAAATACCGAATGGCACGAAGACTATCCGACAAGGAGGACGTCAGATTATTGTTAGAGATACAAAAACAGGATGTGACTTTATCGGCCATTTGAACGGTACTCCGATTGCTTTTGATTGCAAGCTGACTGCGAATAAAACTAGTTTTCCTTTTGGGTCTGGCAAGGTCATTACGGTCAAACCACACCAAAAAGAGTTTTTAAGTGATTTTAAGAAAGACGGTGCATGTGCATTTCTACTGATCGGTTTAGAAAACGCTAAAAGAGTGTTCTTAGTCGATATTGAGGACTATCTGAACATTGAACAAGAAATGCTTTTGATCGACCGCAAATCAATTCCTATTGCTCGATTAGAACCGTATAACGTTAACCAGACTAACGGCATTATTGATTATCGCAAAAATATTCTTGAATACTTAAAGAGAAAAGAGGCGTTTATAGTTAGTGCAAAAAAAGAGGATTAAAGAGCTGATTCAGCGTTATGGATATTGCGAAGTTAAAAAATATCGTCAATGGGACAATCGTCATTATTCTGCAATTGCAGACGGTGTAGCTGTCGTCGTAGATTTAAGAACCTGTGAACTATTCGAGTGGAATAGCAATACAAAAAAGCTGGTGCAAAGATAAAACTATGGCATCAAACTAAATTCGAGGTGATCCAATGTATCGCATATATCACGATAAGATTGCAGCAATCGTAGCGGACGAAGACAGAAAATTGTTCTGCTACACCAGCATTGATAAAGCGCAACAAATAGCTAAGAGTATCGAATCTAAAACGAGTTATCGGGCAGCGTTAAATCAGCGAGAAGAGTTCTTGCTGGAAGTCGGATATAAGAAAGAAAAGTTTATTGGATAGTTCCGTTAACGGACGAAATAGCATAAAAAAGAAAAGAGGAAAACAATGAATACTAAACAAAATTTTCGATATGAAGACGATGATGTTTTTGGGAAAAATATAGATCATGCTTCTACTAGATTTTTAGATGAGGCATGGGGAGTTCATTATGTCGCATATTTATCAGAGTTAGGAATTGACAATAAACATATTGATGCTATTGAAGACTTAGAAGAAGTTGAAGAAGAAGATTATTACAGATTGCAACAACGACTAGAAAATGATGATGTGCTTCAAATCGAAGTTTGGTTTAAAGCAAACGAATCTTACGAAGGAGTAGCGCAATTAGTTAAGTAAAATCTATGCAATTGGAGGAAATCAAGGAAGAGAAGAGGTATGAAATGGATAAACAAGAAGTAATCAATGAAATTGAAAAGATTGATTATCAAAATTTGAAATACGATAGTCCTGAAAGAATGTTATCTGCACAAAAACAATTAATTATAGATATTATCGAACGACTAGACGAACTTCAAAAAGTCAAAGTGAAGCCATTCATAGCAGATTGGTTTGAAGAACATAAAGATTTTTTAGAGTTGAGTCTTGGTAGGATAACACCTGATATAAGAACTAAAATTGTTCAAGGTCAAGCGTTGAGCGAGTTTGAGAAGTGGTTTAACAGTACACGGAATAAACCGTTCGAAACGATCATTCGCATGAAAAACGGCTACGAGATCGAGCAAGAACAGAAGTGGAAAATAATTAATGATCAAAAATACTGTCTGACATCAATAGAAGCAGGATATGGCAACTCGTTACATTGGGCTTTCGACAGTACGAAGAAAAAGCCGATCCTCTTTGATAACGAGGAAGCAGCATTGTATACCGCATATATCACTGGCGGTACAGTCGTGAAAGCGTGGGTGTGATTTGATGACAACAGCAGACGAACAAAAACTCATTGATATTAAATTCAAGCTAGACATGTATTACTCAATGGCCGATACAGCAGAAAGCACGTTAGAGAAGATTCAAGATGATTTGAACCCCACAGTGAAACTCAACGAGAATCAGCAGATCGTGTTGGATGTATTGAAGAAAAATGCTAATCAAGGTCTAGATGAATTAATCGTCGGAGGTATAACTTACATGAATGACGAAGAAATAAACGCAATCGAATTGAGTCAACAAGAAGAATTATTTCAAGTCTTAGCAGCTTTCGCGGAATGGGGAATGAAAGAGGTGGCGGAATAGTTACTTTAACCGATTCTATCACGTAGAAAAGAGGTAGCCGACCACCGACTACCCCAAACATTGACCTCTATCTAGTTTCCGCTAGATTACTTAGAATTTAACATATTCATAAAAAAAGCACCAAGCTTTCGCTTAGCGCTATAGGTTATCTAGACAATAACATTATAGCATAAGGAGCGGGTGGCATGATAGCGCTATTAAGAGAAGTCGATTTTTACCAAACAAAATGTAACTCAAGAAAAACATTGAAAAATTATCGTAAATGGGTGCGGATAGCTGGCAAATCAATGATAGATATTAAATCACCAATCATGTCAGATATGCCCAAAGGTGACCGTTGGGGTAACAAAGCAGAAGATGGAATGATTCAATTTATGGAAGCCGAAGCCGAAAGAGATGCTATTTTAGCAGCATTGATGGCTTTAGGCATAACGAGCCGTCAAGTGCTTTATTATCGCTACTGTACTCCCGACACCTATTCTAATTATAAGATTGGGCGTGAAATCGGCTACTCTGAACGTAGCGTTGAAAGACTCATGTCAGAAGCTCTAATCGAATTTGCCGAAGCCTACAAAAAAGGTAGGTTAATCGCATATCGTTAATAAATATTTTGGCGGTTTTTTGCGTGATCTTTGGCGGTTTAATCACGTTTTACAAATATATAATAGTATTATCAAATTAGTATATTTACAGCTAGTCAGACGAACATCATAAACAGGACAACTGCTGAAAAGCGGAGTAAATGAACAACCATCTGAACTAGCTGTTTTTATAGAGAGCATCAAAATATTTTATAGGCTACTCACATAACCTATAAAAAAACAGAAGGAGGTGAACAGCTCCTATCTCGTCAATTATCTGTTCTATAATCTTAGGCGGCACAAAATAAATTATAAAGGAAGTGAATCGCTCCTCTTCCGTTATTTCAAACGTGCCGCTGTCTATTAAATTATTTAAGGAGGGGACTGTATGCATCATTATATTACTAAATATCAAGATGAAAATGGAAAATTGAGAATTGTATCATGGTTACAAATTAATCTATTTAACAAATCTTACTGTTTTTCAAAAAAAGAGCTAGCTGTCCCTAAAGACAACTAGCAGTAATCTTATTTTTTGGTCCATTTGTTTCCTGGCTTAGAAGTTGGAGGAAGTCTGTCTCCTTTATCGATAGTAGCATTATGACCTTTAGGAACATTCCCTCCTTTTGGACCAACTTCTTTGTACTTACCGGCAGGCTTATTATCTTCGCCTGGTTTGAAAAGATTACTCATGTTATCACCACCTATAATTTATTTCAGCGGACCACTCGCTGATAAATAAAATTATACGCTTAGTATTTATTTTCACAATATTAATTTGTCACTGTGGCGGAAGTAGAAGACGTGAGGCGTCTCTAGCAATTCCAAGGAACCTAGAGAGGCCTTGTATCAAAACAAAGTGGACAGATATGTGAGTGGGGCGGTGCCACTCCAGTGGCTTAGGTGTTTCGCCACCATTAAAGCGCGAACGAATAATATGAAACAACGTGTTGGAACGTTGGGCGTTGATGGATTAATTCAGAGACGTTTAAACATTGGCTATCTAGTCATAGCCTTATCTGTCAGTAAGCTGGGAAGGACAATCCAAACCGCCTCTGCTGACAATACATAATCGAGATCACTCACATGAGTGGTCTTTTTATTATGGCCGAAAACATACATTTTTGATGGCCTAGAAGGAGAAGTAGAACATGAAACAAGTGCTAGATCGGATCAAACGTTTATTTGGCAAGAGTAACGGGCTGGTGACTAGATAATAGAGAACACAAAAATAGACCGCTGTTTCCGCAGCGGCCTAATAAAACAAATTTTAATTACCAATCGTAGAAAAAATATATCATAATAACGCTTAAAGTACATTAGAAAAGAGAACGAAAACAATTAGAGTTTAATTTTTCTTAGAAGTCTTTTTTTACAAAACAAATGTTGCGATAGCGGGGTGGTGTCACATGTGAAGAAATATGAACAAGCCTTCGATGATTATCAAAAAGGCCTGAAATATCGAGAGATTGCTGAAAAGTTCGATGTGTCAATTAGCACAGTTAAATCATGGAAGTCTCGTTATTGGTCTAAAGAAAAGGTTGCAACCAAAGACGCAACTGTTCCAAACAATAAAGGAGCGCCTGAGAGTAATAAGAATGCTGTTACACATGGTCTTTTTGCTAATTGGTTACCATCAGAAACACTTGAAATTATGAATGAGGTTGCAACTTCTAAACCAGAGGATATTCTTTGGAATAATATTATGATTCAATATACTGCAATCATAAGAGCACAAAAAATTATGTATGTTGCATACGATGATAGCCTTTCTAAAGAAGTTTCTAAGTGGTCTTCAAGTGAGGGTGGCAGTTCTGAAGAATATGCTATTCAGTATGCCTGGGATAAACAAGCAAACTTTATGAATGCTCAATCCAGGGCTATGAGCACTCTTGCTAATTTAATTAAGCAGTTTGTATTAATAGCTGATGAGCAAGACGAGCGACGTAAGAAGCTTGAATTAATGACTACCCAAGTTGATTTAGCTAAAGCGCAATTGAAGCAATTGGACGATGGCTATGACCCTACAGAAGAACAGACGATTATTATTGATGACATACCTGTAATAGAAAGTGAGGTTGAATCTAATGGCAATGAAAGTCGAGAAGAAACCTCAGATTAAACTTACTGGTTTGATTAATCCTCACTTCTATAAGATGTGGCACACGCAATGTCCATATGTTTTGATGAAGGGTGGACGTGGGTCTTTTAAATCATCTGTTATTAGCTTGAAATTAGCGACAGAAATGAAGAAGCATACGCAGGCAAAACATAAGGTTAATGTTGTGTGCATGATGTCTCAGCACAAATACTTACGTGACGCTGTTTATCTACAAATTAAATGGGCGTTGAATATGTTGGGTGTTGCCAATGAATACAGATACCGTATGGCTCCTTTAACGATTATTCATAAGCGTACAGGATCAGCGTTTTACTTTTATGGCGTTGATGATCCATTGAAACTTAAATCTAATGCTATAGGCGATATTATCTCATTGTGGTATGAAGAAGCTGCTAACTTTCAAAGCAGTGAAGTATTTGACCAAACGAATGCTACGTTTATCCGTCAACGTTCTCAGTATGTGGACCAAGTAAAAGTTTATTATTCATGGAACCCACCAAAGAATCCATATGATTGGGTCAACGAGTGGGTTGAGAAATGTAAAGAACTTGATGATCACTTAGTGGACCATTCAACTTACTTAGATGATGAATTAGGTTTTACTGATCCGCAGCAACTTAAACTAATAGAGACTTACCGCAAGAATGATGAAGACTATTACAAGTGGCTTTATCGTGGCGAAGTCATTGGATTAGGGACTCATATCTACAATATGAATCATTTCCAACCTTTAGATAAAATGCCGGATGATGACTACATAGCGAATCTTTATTTCTCAATCGATAGTGGGCACCAGGTATCTGCAACAACATGCGGGTGTTACGCTCTTACTAGAAAGAAGAACGTAATCTTGTTAGATACGTATTACTATAGCCCAGCGGGCAAAGCAAATAAGAAAGCACCGACCGAACTATCAAAAGACTTGCATGATTTCATTGATCGTTGCCAGGCTGAATATGATAAATATGCGTATCAAATTACGATTGATTCGGCAGAAGGCGCATTAAGAAATCAGTATTATCTAGATTACAATGTTCGACTGCACACAGTAGCTAAAGCCAAAAAAGTAGATATGATTGATCACGTTCAAAGCTTGCTTGCACAAGGCAGGTTTTTTTATTTGGAAAAAGAAAGCAATAAGATATTTATTGAGGAACACAAAAAGTATCAATGGGACGAAGATACATTGAACAGTGATGATCCAAAAGTTATTAAAGAGGATGATCATTCTTGTGATGGATTCCAATATTTTGTACGTGACAATCTGCAAGACTTAGACCTGAAATGGTAGGTGAGAAAATGGGAGTATTCCAAACGATTAAAAGTATATTCAAGAGAGGAGTTGATAGTGTGAATATGAGTTTTACTGGTCGTGATATTGCGAAAGTAACGGATCATCCGAAAATCGGGATTGATTCAAGAGAATACGATCGGATTGCTAGAAACTTTAGGTACTATTCCAATCTATTCCCTGATATACAATATCGTAATTCATACGGAGAAACACAGAAAAGAGAATTTAAGTCCCTAAATATCACCAAGACAGCTTCTAGACGGCTAGCAAGTATCATCTTTAATGAGAAGTGCAAAGTAGCATTAAAAGACAAGGAGGAGCAAGCAGAAGCTTCAAAAAGCATTCAATCAGCGGTAGAGTTCCTAGATAAAACACTTTATGACAACAATTTCTACAATCTGTTTGAAATGAACCTTGAAAAAGGGATTGCTGCAGGCGGTTTTGCTATGCGCCCGTATGTTGACGGTGACAAGATCAAGATTTCATGGATCCGTGCAGATCAATTTTATCCGTTACGTTCAAACACAAATGAAGTAAGTGAATGCGCCATTGCAACAAAGACCATTCAAACAGAAGGTGACGTGAATTACTACTATACGTTGCTAGAATTCCATGAATGGCAAGATGACAAGTACGTAATAACAAATGAGCTTTATAAATCTGATAACGATAATATTGTCGGTAAACAAATTTCATTAGCGGTTCTTTACCCTGATTTGGCTGAAACTGTCACATTGGAAGGTTTAAAGAGACCGCTTTTTGCATACTTTAGAACACCTGGCGCTAATAATAAATCGTTAGAAAGTCCGTTAGGATCGGGTATTGTTGATAACTCAAAAGAGATTCTAGATACAATTAATACAACGCATGACCAATTTGCTTGGGAAATTCAGTTAGGTCAAAGACGTGTTGTTGTTCCTGCAGAATTCTTAAAAACGGATGAATCACATCCGCCGATGTTCGACACAGATCAGAATGTTTTTGCTGGTGTGTATGGTGCTGAAAATATCGGGGTTAAGGATATCACTACACCTATTCGGACGGTTCAATATAAGGATGCTATTAGTCATTTGATCAAAGAGTTCGAGGTGCAAGTAGGTTTATCTGTTGGTTCAATGAACTATGCAGACGATGGAATTAAAACAGCAACAGAGATTGTTTCTAACAATTCTATGACTTATCAAACTCGTTCAAGCTATTTAACGATGGTTGAAAAAGTTATTAACGAACTAATCCATTCTATTTTTGAGTTAGCAGGATATGGAGAAATGTTCGAAAGTGAGAAGCCTTTATTCTCAATTGATTATGAGAGTTATTTGGTTACAGTAAGCTTTGAAGACGGTCTATTCGTGGATCGTAATAAGCAATTAGAGAATGACTTAAAGGTTGTAACAGCTGGCGTAATGCCCAAGAGACAATTTCTTATTCGCAATTACAATCTAAACGAAGACGAATTAGAAAATTGGTTAGCTGCATTAAAAGATGAAATGCCAGAAGCAGGATCAATTGAACGGCGTAGCCAAGATGCATTATTCGATTTAGGTGATTAATTATGATTACACCAGAAAAAATACAAAAGACCGCAAACTCAATTATCAATATCTATTCAGAACTGGAAGACCGAATCTTTAATATCATAATCAAAGCGTTAAAACAGTCTCGTTTTCAAGATGTAGCTAAAGAAGACGTGCTTTTGTGGCAAGTAAATCAACTTTCTAAAATGGGTACATTAAACGATAAAGTCATTGATTTGTTAGCAAGCTATACAGGAGAGACTCAAGAAGCAATTGAACAATTGATCAAGGGGAACGGCGTGAAGATCGTTGATGAAGTGGACCGAGAACTTGAACGAATGGTTCGTAAAAGCATCCCAGTTTCTGACGATGTAGGAGAGATAATTGATTCTTTAATACGTCAAACTTTCCAAGACTTAAACAATAATGTCAATCAAACGCTAATCACCACTAATTTCAATGAGAATACAGTCATGCGAGCTTACCAAGCAATTCTTAAACAATCAACTATAGAATCTATGACGGGGCTTAAAACACACGAGAAGGCCGTAAAAGATAATGTCTATAAAATGGTGGATATGGGAATTAAGTCAGGTTTTGTCGATAAAGCTGGTCGTGAGTGGTCAATGGAGGCCTATTCTCGAACTGTCGTTCAAACTACGTCGCATAGAACTTTTAATGATTTGCGATTGCAGAGAATGGAAGACTTTGAGTGTGTTACTGCATTAATGAGTAGTCATCCAGCAGCTAGAGAAGCGTGTGCGCCGATACAAGGTGGTTGGGTATTAACTGTGCCGAAAAATGAAGCGCCGGAGGAATTCAAATATTTGCCCTCTATTTATGATCATGGGTATGGCGAACCCGGCGGAACGCAAGGAATTAACTGCACGCATATTCTTTATCCCGGTCGGCCTGACGTGAACACGAATAACCAACCACAATATGACCAAAAAGAAGCACAAGAAAATGCGGATATCCAACAAAAGCAAAGAAAGCTAGAGAGAGATATCCGTTATCAGAAGAAACGAATGAATGCTGCATTAGAGCTAGAAGATCCCGAAACTATCCAGATGTGCAAACAAGTGATTGCTAACAAACAGAAACAGTTAAGAGAACTTATTGACGAACATGATTTCTTAGTTCGAGACTACAGCAGAGAGCAAGTACAAAGTTAAAGACCTAACTTTTTCAAGGTGATAGCTTTTGCTACTTCTTGGATTATAGGTAGAGAAACTGAAGCAAGGAGACCTATTTTATTTTTGGTTTCTTTCCAAACACCGTCGTCTCGAATGTCATCAAGATATTGATGTCCTGTAAAAGTAAGAGACGAAATCCCCACAACATATCCGTGTGCTTTTACATAACCGTTTAAAAGGTTTGCATCTGGCGCGCTTAAAACGTTTGTCGCATAAGCTATTTGTTCTGGCGAATATTTTGAAAGTATTTCTGATTTGAAAATAGGGTCATTAATTGGGTTTTCATTATAATCAAGAGATTCAGCGTAAAGTAATATATCTCTAATTAAATCAGGTTTTAATTTCATTTTATAACCACCTTTCTACTTGTATTATATCGCCCTAAGCAAGGCGTTAAAAGGCTTATTTATTATACTCTCGTGGTCGTTGCCACGTTAATCATTCGAAGGAGGAAGAATTATGAAACGTGAAGAATTGAAAGAGCTTGGCCTAACAGACGAACAGATTGGATCAGTAATGGCTTTGCATGGTGTAACTGTAAATGAATTGAATAGTCGGGTGTCTACCGCGGAACAACAGGCAACTCAATATCAAGAACAGTTAGATAAAAACCAAAACGAGCTAAATGATTTCAAAGCAAGCGCTAAAGGAAATGAGGATCTTACTAAGCAGTTAGAGGATTTACAATCTAAGTTCGATGAAACAAAGACGAGTTCTGAACAACAAATTGCTGATCTTAAAAAATCATCAGCGATTGACTTGGCTCTAACTCAAGCTGGAGCTAAAAACATTAAGGCTGCTAAAGCCTTATTAGATGGCGAATCATTGGAACTGACAGATGAAGGACTAAAAGGATTAGATGACCAATTGGCCGCACTTAAAGAGAGTGACGGCTATTTATTTGGCTCAAATGAAGTTGCTCCGCCCAATCCTGAAGGTAAAAAAGCTACTTTCGGAGGCAATCCTAGTTCTGGTCAAAACGTTGAAGAAGATGCATTCGCTAAAGCATTAGGAGTTTTACCAAACAAAAATTAACTTTGGAGGGAATAAAATATGGCAATTAATTACATTACAAAAGACAATGGGATTTTCGATCAGAAGATCACTCAAGGATTGTTAACGACGATCTTAGGTATTCCACAAGTTGAATTAGTGAACGGTGGTAAATCATTCACGCTAACGACTATTTCAACTTCTGGTTTAAAAGATCATACACGAAACAAAGGATTCAACAGCGGTACTTATGGAAATGACAAAAAAGTTTATACAATGGGGCAAGACCGTGACGTTGAGTTTTACATCGATAAACAAGATGTTGATGAAACAAATCAAGATTTGGCAGTAGCTAATATCTCGAATGTATTTATTACAGAACACGTGCAGCCAGAAATTGATGCTTACCGTTTTTCTACTTTAGCAGTTGGTGCTGGTCATAAAAAAGAAGAAACGATTACAGAAAAAAATGCTTATTCAGCAATCAAAGCTGCCATTTTACCAGCACGTAAATTCGGCCCGCAAAACCTAGTAGCGTTTGTATCAACAACGGTAATGGATGCACTAGAACGTTCTTCAGAATTCAACCGAAACATCACTAATCAAAACGTCGGACAGACTGCTTTAGAATCTCGTGTTACTTCTCTTGACGGTGTGTTATTGGTCGAAGTTTGGGACGACACTCGTTTTAAAACAAAATACAATTTTTCAGATGGATACGCTGCTACAGCTGACGCCCAAGACATTAATATCTTAGTGGTTGCTAAACAAGCTGTTATCCCAATCGTCAAAGAAAACACTGTCTTCTTGTTTGCGCCAGGCGAACATTCTCAAGGGGATGGCTACTTGTATCAAAATCGTTTGTATCATGACTGCTTTATTAAAGAGCAACAAAAAGAAGGCGTATCTGTCTCTTTAGTCCCAAAAGCGTAGACCCATCCGGCGTAACTTTGAATAAAACAGCAGCTACGCTAGCGGTGGGAGCAACAGAAACATTATCTGCTACTGTAGCACCGACTGATTCAACAGATAAATCAGTTCAATTCACTTCTAGCGATGCGTCGGTTGCGACAGTAACGCCAGTTCAAGGGAAAGTGACTGCTGTGAAAGCGGGAACTACTACGATTACGGCGACAACCGTAAATGGTAAAACTGCTACGTGTGAAGTCACGGTGACCGCAGTAAGCGAAGGATAGTTTAGTAGCTATCCTTTTTAATTGAAAGGAGGCAGTTATGAGCTATCTTACACACGATGAATATTTAAAATCAGGATTCAACAAAGTATCAGTTTCGGAGTTTGATGACTTAGAAAAATGTGCTGCACGTCAACTTAATCGAGTGACAGGCGATTTTTATATGAGACATTCTTTAGCTGATGACACATTCAAATATCGAGTGGATAAGTTCAAAATCGCAATGGCTGTCCAAATTGAATATTTGAAGTCAGTTGGAGTTACTTCGTTATCAGACTTACTAAATGCTTCACCTGCTAGTGTTAGCGTTGGTCGGATGCGCATTGAATCTGGTAGTACAAATGCAGCAACGGTCGGAAGAACAATTGTCGCAACAGAGGCTTATAACGAGTTGATCTATACAGGTTTGCTTTATAAAGGAGTTGACTATCGATGATTCCTTTAATGCCAAAAGAACTTTGCAACCAGTCAATTACATTGCGGTTAATTGATGGTCATGACAAATGGCAAAAGCCTACCTTTTCTGAACCGATCATTGTTAAACACATGATATTTCAACCTCAAACAGTTTACAGCGGAAGTAACAACAATCGGCAAGTGGTAGCGAACGCTATCGCTTTTTTGTTTGCAGGTGTTTCTGACCCAATGCCGATGATCAATAAAAAGCATGTTGGTTCAGAGATTGATTTTGAGGGTGAGACTTACACTATCACAACAATCGTTGATAACCGCAATCCGTATAGCAATGAAGTTTATTCATATGAGCTGGAGGTGTTGTGATGCTACATGTGAAAGTCGAAAAAAACGGTGTCGATCGAAAGTTGTCTGTAACTAATCTTGATGCTGCATTGTTCTATATGGTACGTGGCCAAATACATCCAGATATGAATCTGTATGTGCCGAAAAGGCAAGGATATTTAAGAGACAAATCATTTGTTAATAAAAATCGAATCACTTATAAGACTCCCTATGCAAGAGCTCAGTTTTATGGCTTTGTTAACGGGAAAAGAGTTCATAATTATACAAAAGAAGATGGATATCCTAGAAAAAGTCGACGTTGGGATCTTAGGGCAAAAGCGAAGCATGTTGAAGCTTGGCGGAAGGCATTTGTCGAAGGAGGAAACTTGTAATGGATTTATGGGAACGATTATCTGACTCGATAGATTCTATTCAAGGCCTTCCAATGCCATGCTCGATGGGTTTTCTAAACGGTGAAGATTCGCTTTGCGTTTATTCTATGCCGGGAAGCCGAACAGTTGAAGATTACTTTGATGGGACTAAAGAGCGAGAAATGCTCTACGAAGTCGGATTTAACACGAAAGATCAAGAAAAAGCCAATGAAACACTTTGGCTCATATCAAATCATTTAGACGAGCTCTCAACTCTGACATCAGAGGATGGGAGTTTCGTCTTTTTAGGTATCGAAATAAGCGAGACACCTTTTGTAAGCGAACAGGACACACAAGGAAACTCAACTTATTTGTTAGGTATCAAAATCACTATTCATCAATTCAAAAATTAGGAGGAAATTTAAATGGCAGAAAACAATAAAGAATTTTTACTCAACTTCAAAAATAAATTAGAAATCGACGTTTCGGGGAGTACAGACCTTGAACAAATCGCATCAGCTGAATTCGCTCCATTGGCTGCAGGGATCACGACTATTACTCCAGCGGCAGCAGACACAACAGATGCATCACCTTATTACGACGGTGAAGGTTTTACAGATTCAACAGTAACTGGTAAAAATATCACGTTCCAAGTTGCGGGACACCGTGTATTTGGAGATGCAGCACAAGATTATGTTGCTTCTAAATTCTTATCAATCGGAGATGAATTACGCACGTTAGGACAATGGACTGATGCTAAAGGTAATAAAGTTCAAGCGGTCGTTACACTGACTTCTATCGTACCTTTTGGCGGTGCAGCCAATGCTAAACAAACCTTCAGCTTCACAATGGCATTCAATGGGAAACCTAAAATGGTGAAAGCGGGGGAGTAATTAGCCCTACAAGTGTCACGTTGAATAAAACGACGACTTCACTTGTGGTTGGGGCGAATGAGACATTAACGGCAACAGTAGCGCCGACAAATGCTACTGATAAAACAGTGACTTACAAATCAAGTGATGCAACTATTGCAAGCGTTGATTCAAAAGGGAAAGTAACTGGTGTGAAAGCTGGAACTGCTGATATTACTGTAACGACTGCAAATGGCAAGACTGCTAAATGCACAGTAACCGTTACAGCTGCATAAAAAAAGATTGAGAATGTATAACTAGAGGCTATGAAGCCTCTGGTTATTAGGAGGAAAACGAATGGCTATTAACAATATTATCAATTTAGATGAAAAGTTATCACTAACTAAACGATTACGAATTGCGGGTCAAGACTACGATGTCGTTGTTTCAGATGAGGTAGATCTTGCTATAAATAACTATACAAATATTGAATTATCTCTCCAAGTAAGAGATATAGAAGCAGAATTAGAAAAAATGCCAGAAACAACTACTGCCGATCAATTCAAAAATTTCGTTCAAAGCGAAACGGATACAATGCGAGATAGCGCTTTGGCGACCTTAGACATTATTTTAGGCAAAGGTGAAGGCCAACGAGTTTATGAAGCTTATGGCTCAAGCACGAAAGTTCTGAACACAGTTATCGGATTGATCCAAGCTGAGTTAAACAAGGTAATGGTTGAGCGGAAGAAAACAGCAGACAAACATTACAGCAACCGTCACAAAAATAATAAAAAGAAGTGATCTGATTGTTTGATTTAATTGATGATTTAGAGACAAGCATCTTAATTGATGATATTGAAATACCAATTGATCTTTCTTTTGATACAGTTCTTAAATTCTATGAGTTGTTAGAAGATAAGAATCTAAAATCTTTTGAAAAGATATACAAAGCTTTCGACCTCTTTTATTTTGGTGACGATAGTCTTGCTAAACAATTTAGCTTTGATCAAAAAAGTAAATTTGTTGAAGACATCAGCAACTACATTCAAAAAAATGCTTATGGCAACTCTGAAAGTGATGAATCATTCGAGACTGACGGGCAACCAGAAAAACTATATTCGTACTCACAAGATGCTGGTGCAATCTATGCGTCTTTTTTTTCTGATTACGGAATTGATTTGCTGAAAGAACGAGGAAAGATGCACTACTTAACGTTCAAAGTGCTATTAGCTGGATTGAGTGAAAAAACACACTTTCAACGCATCTTATCTATTCGCTCAAGAAGTGTTGCTGGATTAGAAGGTGAAGCTCTAACGGCTTTGTTAGAACTACAAGAATATTATGCGCTTGATTCTGAAAAGACTGTAAGTAATTTAGATAATCAGCTTGGCAGCATGTTCGACATGTTAGCTGCACAAGCAGAATGAAACAATTAAGAAAGGAGGGAAATGAATGGCAGCAGATGCAACAATAAATATTGATGTAATGCTCTCTAACCTTCCGAATTTCAAAAACGACGTCTCTTTTGTTGATGATGTTTTGACCAAGCTAGGTATGAATACTGGTTCAAAGATGGATGATTCGTTTAAAGCTGAAACGGTTAAGATTGAATCTATTGCTAAGTCCACTAAAAAAGATGTAGATAATACTTTTGATAATCCAGTTAAATTCACTATCAAAGCAGATAATTCAGATGCAGAAAAAGACGTGAAAGCAACTAAGGCTTTTTTGAAGGATATTCCCAAAAGCAAGATTACTGAACTGAAAGCTGATAACGATGGTGCAAGTTTAAAAATTAAACATACAAAAGAAGGACTCAATGAGATTCCTAACAAAAAAGAAACTATTTTGAATGCAGATGCCACGCAAGCAAAATCTGAAACAAAAGAATTAGGTGACACTGCTCAAAAAACCGAATCAAAGTTTATTAGTCTAAAAGACAAGCTTTCTATCGGCGCTGTGGCTGGAATTGCTTCAAGTGCAGTTCAAGTAATCACAGGTAGCTTTAGTGATCTTATTGGCGAATCTATAGAGGCTTCTGACTCAATCGATAAATTTAAATCGACAATGAAATTAGGTGGATTTGGAGAAAAGGAAATCGGTGAAGCGACTAAAATCGTTCAAAAGTATGCGGACGATACTGTATATGACCTTTCTACGGTTTCTAACACAACTGCTCAATTAGCAGCTAATGGTATTAAAAATTATACCGAATTAACTCAAGCAGCTGGTAACTTAAATGCTCAAGCTGGTGGTAATGCAGATACGTTTAAATCAGTAGCTATGATGTTAACGCAAACAGCAGGCGCAGGGAAGTTGACCACTGAAAACTGGAACCAACTTGCTGATGCTATTCCTGGAGCTTCTGGAGTATTGCAAGAGGCTATGAAGAAGAATGGCGCATTTACTGGTAATTTCCGTGATGCAATGGAAGACGGGCAAATCTCTGCTGATGAATTCAATCAGGCAATTACTAAACTAGGAATGAACGATGGCGCAATCGAAGCTGCTAAATCAACATCAACTTTTGAGGGTGCAATTGGTAACTTGCAAGCGAATATCGTCGGTGGAATCAACGACATCATCAAGCATCTAGGGAAAGATAAACTGACAGGGATAGTCAATGGCGCTTCTGATTCCGTTGTCGGATTATTTAAACATGTTTCTGACGTCTTTTCTTATCTGGACAAAAACAAGTCGACGATTGGAAATATCACAGGGAACGTTAAAGATTTAGCCGGTGCATTGATTTCTGGCGCTTGGGATCAAGGAAAGGATATTCTCCTTGCCGTCGCAGATATGTTCGGCTTGATCGATGATAATACAAAGAAAATCAAAGATCCTCTCAAACAGGTGGATAAAATCATTGAAAACCTAGCTGACAATAAAGATAAAGTTGAACTCTTAGGAAAAGCAATTGTAACTATGTTTGCAGTTAAAAAAGGTTTTGAATTCATTTCGATGATAAAAGATGCTAAAAAACACTTATTAGAATTCACTGCTATTGAAAAAGCAACTAGCTTTTTAAGTGGAGGACTAGGAAACACCACAAAAGCAGGAGTGACTCAAACAGTTACGGAGACGGCAGCTACTGTAGCTCCTGCCGCTGTTGGTGGAGCAGGTGTTGCAGCGAAACTAGGCTCTTTAGTTACAGGTCTTGCTAAACTGACACCGGTTATAAGCGTGCTAGCTAGTTTGCCGGAGCTTTTTAAAGAAGGATCTGCTGGTGAAAAAGCTGGAGGATTTCTTGGTGGCATCGGTGGTGGGCTTGGTGGTGCTAAGCTAGGCGCAACGATTGGAACGATGATAGCTCCTGGAATTGGAACAGCGATAGGCACAGTGCTAGGTGGCGCGGCGGGCCAGTTCGCCGGCTCGAAATTCGGTAGTGGGTTTGTTGGTAGTTTGCAAGAATCTTTGAACGGAAAACCGTTGAAGCCTAAAGTCAAAAAAACCAAGGCAAAAATCGAAATTGAAATTGACGAGAAAAAAATAAACAAAAAAATCGCGCCAGAGATCAAAAAGCTAAATAAAGCACTTCTTGTCGACATGGGGATCGATCCTAAAAGTACCCAGAAAGCGAAAAAAGAATCCGATAAACTTTTTGAAGAGATGGGTAAAGATATCGATGGTTATTATGATAAAAAACAAAAAAAGTCAAAAAAGGACTTAGATTTACTTGTTAAACAAGGTGTTATGACGCGTGAAGAAGCCGATAAAATCTTAGAAAACGAACAAAAAAATAATGATGCTGCTAAGAAAAGTAAAAAAGATGCTCTCGTAAAAATGCAAACCACCGTCAATGAATACTATAAAAACGCCGAAGAAATCCAGAACGATGCTAGCAAAAGTGAAAAGCAAAAAAATAAAGAACTTAATAAATTACGAAAACAGTTCGTCAAGGATTATGTTGCTGATCAATTTGCTATGAATGGGAAAGCTGTCGAAGCAATCGAAACCGGAGCCAAAGAGCAGGAGGACTTGCTTAAACAACTTCGTAATAAAAAAGGTAAATTAAGCGCTAAAGATTTGGAAGCAAGTCAAGAAGAGGCAGGTAAGCTCTATAATGCCTCTGTTAAACCAGCTAAAAAAGCACGTGATGATATCATTAGTGCTGCTGATAAAAAGTATACAGAAACTGTAAAAGCAGCTAAGCGTCAACGTGACGAAACGGGAACTCTTTCTCAAGAACAGTACGAAAAAGTTGTCAAAGAAGCTAGAAAGCAACGCGACGATACTCATACTGCTGCAAAAAATCAATACAAAGAAGTAACTGCTAAAGCAAAAGAACAGCACGATAAAGTCAGCGACGAGATTACAAAGCAAAAAACAGCTGTAGTTAAATTAGCGAATGATCAGGCTCGAGAACATATTGGAGCATCACAAAATGAAACTGGTACAGTGCAAGGTTCTTGGAAAGGATTACAAAACAACCTTAAATCCATTGTAAATGGCATTGTGGATGGTATTAACGGGTTGTTAAATGGATTGCATAAAGGATGGGGAAAAATTCCCAAATGGGGTGCTCACGCAAGAGGTACTAGCGGATTACCGGAAGATGAAATTGCGCTAGTTGGTGAAGAAGGATTTGAAATGGCCCATCATCCATCTAAGGGGATTTTCGCGGTTGGTGTAAATGGTCCCGAAATTAGACCATTACAGGCCGGAACATCGATTCTCCCACACGAAGCCTCTAAACAGTTCTTATCTATGACGAAAGGATTGCCGGCTCATGCTAGTGGTGTTTGGGGAACGATCAACAACATAGCGGATTGGGTCAAAGAGAAGGCTGAAAATGTTGAAGACTTTGTCTTTGATGGAGCCGATAAACTTTACAACACTGTCACGGATAAGCTTGGTATATCCAAGTTTTTGGACTCATTAGGAGACTCAGCAGAATTCAAGGTTGCTAAAGGTGGCTTGAATACGGTTAAGGACAACGTAATCAAATATGCTCAATCTTTATTTGATAAGTATCAAGAAGAATTCAGTGGCGCTGGCAATTTTGACGGTGCCATGAATGCAAATGGCGTTTATGATTACTTAGTTAAGGTAGCTCAAAAAGTTATCGGGAAATTTGGCAGTGGCTTTTATGTTTCTTCAGGCTATAGAGCTGGCGATCAGTATCATCATGGGCAACATCAGGCTATTGATATCGCAATTCCTGGAGCTATACTAAGTCCTCTTTACACAAAAGCAGCTAATTATGCGTTTGAAAAATTCCCTAAAGAAGTAGGTTATGTTATCACTAATGGAATGGTTCGGGACCGCATGGGATACACCCACGGAGGCACTTCTGGTAAATGGGTCCCTTGGGGATCAACTGACCATGACAACCATGTCCATATTTCTGGACGGATGGGGTCAGGTGATATATATCATGGCAATTCGAATTCTGGAGGAACAAACGTAAAACCAACCGGTGGTCATCAAAATTGGATGAAACAGGCCGGATTCAGTCCGTCTGAATATGCGGCAATTGATTATATTGTTAATCGTGAATCGAGTTGGAACCCTTCTGCTACCAACGCTTCAAGTGGGGCCTATGGATTACCACAATCGTTGCCAGCTAGCAAATTAGCCTCTGCAGGTTCGGATTGGCGTACAAATCCAATTACACAGTTGAAATGGATGCGTAATTACGTGAATGAACGTTATGGCGGTGCTAATGGAGCTTTGAGTTTCTGGAAAGCTCATAACTGGTACGCTAATGGCGGTGAGGTTGATAAACCAACCCTAGCATGGATTGGTGAAGATCCTAACTATGCGAAGGAATTCATTATTAATCCTGCAAAAGATACCGCCGATGCTCTTATCGAAAAAGCGACTTTAGCTAGAGAACAGTACAGACCAACACCGGCTATTCCATCATCAAGTGGATCTAGTTCATCTAATCGATACATTACCAAAAACGATTTAACTGATTTGGTTGATAAAATCAATAATCGGCCAGTCAAAGTCGATAGTTATCTTGATGGGAAACAAGTTGGACATTCAGTGGATCAAACGAATGCAGGAACGTTAAAACGTAAACTGTATACAGCAAGGAGGGGTTCGTTTGCCTAAGACAAAGGCTATTTTGAGATTTAGTGATTACGACTATATTTTAACTGATGATCCTGCAATTACATTAGCAACTGTAACTGTAGGCATGCCCGTTCAAAAAAATGATTTTGTTTCTTTTCAGGGTTCTGTTGGTCAGCGATTGGTGAATCATTCATTTGATTCTTTCCCAATCACACTAGAATTCGACCTTAAAGTTCGTACGCTTGATGATTTAGTTCTAAAAGAAACCGAATTAAGAGAACTATTAACTAGAGAAGCAGAATATTATTTTCTCTATTCAAAAGAACCCGGCAAGAAATATCCAGTCGTTGTTGATAGCATAGCAGTTACCAAAAAAGCATTTTTCATGTCTCAATTCACTGTTTCTTATACAGTGGTTAAAGGCTATGCAGAGTCTATTACATCGACGTTATCCGACTTTAGTTTGGATGACGAATGGCAATTCAGTCAGGGACTTGTGGATGGAGATTACAAATATACTCATGAAACTAGTCGTTTTACTATCTTTAACGCTGGGAGTTTTCCATTGGATCCACGAGAAGCATACTTAAAAATTACACTTCAAGGCGAGTCGTTAGGCAATGCTACGATTTTCAATCGAACAACTGGTGATCGATTTATTTACTATCCTGAATTTTCAACAAACTTAGGACAAACAATCACTTTAGATCGTGTCTATCCGAAGCTGAACGGTGTGAATCATGGCATTGATACGAATCATGGTTTGATAACTCTTGCTGAAGGTCTGAATGACATCGAAATACAAAATGTAGCTAATGTAGAAACCTCATGGGATTTCTACTACTTGTACAAGTAGGTGAGTTTATGGCCGATATATTAATCAGAAATATAAAAGAAGATAAAGAAGAAATCCTTGTCGATTACGATAAGGATTCTTTTGTTGAGAATTGGCAGGAGAACGAGACGTGGGAAGTCAGTTTCACTGTATGCAAGTCTGATTTAAATAGCATGACGTTCGATTTAATCGATTACGAAAACTTTGTTCTTTGGAACGGTCAGCGTTTCGTGATTAAACAAATGGCAAGCTACGCTTCAGGAGAACAGGTTTATAAAGATGTGACAGCAACACATGTTTACTACACCATCCAGGACTGTTGGCAATATAACGTTTTAACAGGAACAAAAACTATTAAACAATTGCTGACTCATATTTTTAGCAGTGGTAATAACGGTTTTTCATGGGAAGTTATCGATGGAGATAACACTTTTTTATCAGTGGAGCAAGAAAACTTCGGTAATGGGAATTACTTAGATCTTATTGATGAAGTGTTGGAAGATTATGGTGCAATCGTTGTTCCAGACAATCAATACTTGCGCTTCTATCCTAAAGGAGCATATGGAAAAGTTATCGAGCAGCAAATCAGATACAAATACAATACTGATGATGTGAAGTTTGATATCGATACATTCGCATTAAAAACTCAAATTCGGGGATCTGGTAAAAAAGATGACAACGATAAATATTTATTTAGTCCAATCACATATACCTCTCCTGAATCTGAAAAATGGGGCATTCGTATTCAAGATCCTATTGAAGATGAACGGTATACTATTGCATCAAATATGACCGCTCGTTTGAAGCAAGAACTACACGATTATCCTGATATTTCAGGGACTGTAACGATGAAGTGGTCCGCTACTGTTAGCAAAGGCGATAAAGTCCCGTTTATCTATGAACCTTTAAATATCAGTACAACAATTCAAATTGTAGGTATCACAGCTTATCCAGCTTTACCTAACAAACCGCCAGAAGTAACGCTAAGTAACACTAAAAAAACAATGACATCAATATTAGCTAACTTAGCTAAGAAAGGAGTGATTTAAATTTGGATCTACTCAAATTAATAAAAAATCGAATCACGACTGAGTGGAAAGAGACATTCAATACGAATGTGGATATCTTGAATCGCAATACTCTTGATCAAAATAAAAAACTTGAAACTACGAACAGTCGAATTGATAATCTAGTATTGCATTCAGGCGGAGAATCACCGAACGAAGTAGTTGACGCACGAGTTAATAACGAAGGTACAGCGTTTGATAGTTTAGAAGCTCGTTTGCTTTATTCGGAAAATAAACATGCGTGTGATGTTGAAAGATTAGAGATTCAAGACCAGTCTCAAACCAATCAGTTAAATCAGCTTAATTCAGTGATCAACGAGCTTTATAATTTCTCGAACGCAGGAATATCAATTTATGTATCTGCAGAACGTGGTAACGATCAGACTGGAAACGGTACACAAGATAATCCTTACAAAACAATTCAAACAGCAGTAAATCAAATTCCGCTGATCAGTCGTACAGGTATCTCGATTTGGATCGAGGAAGGTGTGTATTTAGAAGATGTAGTATTGACGAACCTATCTGTTTCAGCTCTCTATTTTCGGGCTGTACAAACTATTGCTGATCCATCTGCAAGTGATTTAGCTGTTAAACTGCGCTCGTTTAAAATTGCTTATTCATCGGGGTATTTCTTTATGTCAGGAATCCAATTTGTTGATCAAGCGAATGCGCCAGTTGTAAGCGACCAAAAACGTTGTGTTCAAGTGGAACAAGGAGGTTACTTGGCTATTGCTGGCTGTAAATTTGCCGAAAACGTTAAGAGTATCGATCATGTGTCCATTTATGCAGGCGGCAGTTCAAAACTTCATGTTTATGGAAAATCAACTTTCTTAAATCAAAACGTATGCATGAGCGCAACCTTACTTGCTGAGCTTCGAGCAGGTGACATTCAAGGAAGCTCTAATCTTGTAGGCGCACTTGCAGATTCAGGAACGGTAAGAGCATCTATCAGCTCATCGTTTGCAACGACACCGACAAAAACTGCCTCGTACGGTTTGATACTTACAAAAGGGACGGTGATGTAATGTTTAAAACTAGAAAAGATATCATCGTTATTCAGGCAGAGGAAACGGAGCCAAATCGAACTGGTGTAGTCTTCTGGTCTCATGACAAAGGAACGGCGAAAATGATTTTCGAGCTACAAAAAAATCATGTCGATCAAAGCTTGGCGATAGGAACTAAAGTGCCGATTCTTCTAGAATTTGATTCTGCAACTGCTGAAAATGGTCGAGGAAAGCACACTTACTTTGCGACTATTGACGATGCAGTAAACGGGATTGTCTCGATTGTTTTAGAAGACAACATTCTGGGATATCAAGGTCGAGTTGATGGATCAATATATATCGAATTGCCTGATTCTCGCTCGTTAGATACCGCTGGGCGATTTACTTTCCACATCAAACGCAGTCCAATCGATGAAGATGTGCCAGAACTTGAAGACTACTACTGGCAAGGTTTCAATGACATCATGGAACAATATCATGAATCGATTGCTGAAATTAAGTTAGAAGCTAAAACACTACTTGATAGTCTGACAGCAGATGTTACGTCTGCTCAAAACAAACTCACAAATTTAGATACACGTGTAGATGAAATCAGTAAAAAGATTGATGACAATGATGTATTCACGAAAGCAGAAAGTTCTGCTAATGTGATCAATCAGATAATTGGAACTGATACAGTGCAAATTACTTATTCGCTTGACTTAATGAGTAAAATTGCTGGAAGCAACATAGAGAATGTGAATAGTTTCAAATATATACCTGTAAAAAACGGGATAATACCAAGCGTAGCAACTGCCGCAGAATTGTCAAATTCCGGAAATTGGGATGATTACGCACGTGTTTCAAAACTAGATAATTCTGTATTTATTACGACTACGACTACTAAAAATGAAAGTCCAGGACAAATCGCATTTTGGAACATTTTAGGCTATTTAAAAAAAGAGTTATCCGAAAACTTTTTTTTAAACGCTGGTGCGAAAACTGTTACGCAACAATCAGAATTAGTGCGAAAGTTAGTCACAGGAAACACAAAAATTTCTCGTTGGGGGTACGGAGTTAGTCCCGCTGGGGGCGGACTCACAGCGCAGTTATTTAATACGAGTACAAGTACGTGGGATAATTCAATTTCTCATTCTATATCAAACGTTTCTAGATTAACACACGTAATAGATGAAGCTGATATTTCGAAATATATCAATAATGAAGGTATTCTAATGCAAATTTCGTTTTGCAATCCTTCTGATGGAGTGACTACATCACGTACTGCAACAGATTACGCAAACATAGAGTTTACGATTGAGCTATCAGCAAACGATTACATCAATTACATGATCGCGCAAAATCATGTAGAAAATTTAGCGACCACAGAAGAAGCTAAAGCCGGAACAAATACGACTAAAACAATGACACCAGCAACAACCGCACAAGCGATTGATAACCGCGCAGTTACATTAGCAAGTAACCAAACTGTTGGTGGTATCAAAAATTTTAAAGATGGGTTAATGGTGGCTGACACATCTGTAGTAGTTGATCGATACATTGAAAAAACTGTAGTCACTACTAACACAACTGATTTCAGCGCTGACAGCACAGTTTATTTTCAACGTTGGGGTCGAATGGTAATCGCGAATATTTCGATTACTAATAAAGCTGCTAATTTCGCAGGTTGGAAAACGTTAATGCAATTTCCAACTGGTTATTCACCTAATAGGCGGATTGGTTGGGGGGGAACATTGACCAATAACACTAACAGAGCGCCAAGTTTGTCACTTTATGCAAACGATTCTGGGATTAGTGTTATGAGTCCGTCGTCTGACTTTCCAGCGAGCCAGAACTGTGTAGGAACAATCGTGTATTTCACATCAGACGCATGGCCGTCTTAAAAAAATAGGAGGAAGATAAATGAAAACAATTTATGAGATTCTGTATCCGTTCGGGTGCAAGACAGCAGAAGTGGCAGAGGACTTTGAAACGAAATTTCCATATACGGAAGTAGCGCCAGATCCCGATCGGGACTTAATGCTACAGTTCTTTGATGTGAAAATGAATGTGTGGAAGCCCGTCGAGTATATGGCAAACACAGAAAAACTAGCTTTACTAGAAAGATTCTACACCACAGTTAAAGAAGATAATGCAGCATTAACTGAGAAACAAACGCAAATGACTCAACTGAATGCAAAACTAATGCTGAATGATTTAAATTTAACAGCAGAAAACACAGCATTAAAAACAAAAGCTGACAACTTAGTACAAATTAACTCTAAGACTATGCTAGCGTCAGTTCAAAACACTAAAGATATTGCAGAAATCAAAGCTCAATTGAAGCCTGTTGAGACTGAAACATCTGAAACACAAACTACTGAAAACGAAGAAGGAGGAAAATAATATGTTTAATTTTGACGATGTGAAAATGATGTTTGACTGGGGTTGTTTTACCGAAGAACAAGTAAACCTATTCGTTCCGCTTTGCATTACGCAAGAAGAAGCAGATAAGATCGTAGGAAAAGCTGAATAAGCTTTATTTTTTTAGCCTCGTTTTTGACGGGGCTAATTATTTCCAGTAGGAAGGTGGTAATCATTTGGGGATGGAGTTAGAAGCGCAGGTTCAACAGCACGAAGACAGGCTAAAGCAACATGACAAAGAACTGAGCAGATTAAATGATGTGACTCTAGAAATGCAAAAGACGATGAATGAAGGACTTACTCGTGTGGATGAATCAAACCGGTTTTTAAGAGAGCAAAACACTCGTCAATCGGAACAAAACGCTGAAATTTTGAGAGAGGTCCTAAATCGAAACAAAGAAGAAGAGGAGCATAAGCACGAACTACGTATGATTGATAAGACTAACACATGGAAACTAATCTTGGGAATTGGTGGTGGTGCTGGCGTTGTATTTGCATTCGTACTGGAATTGCTTAAATTTTTGAGGGGGTGAGAATAATGCAAAATAAGACGTTTGAAATTTTGAAATGGATTGCTTTAATTGTAGTTCCAGCGTTAGCAACGTTTGTTGGTTTAGTAGGTAAGGCTATCAATTGGCAGTACACGGATATTGCAGTAATTATTATTACTGGATTGAGTACTTTTTTAGGTACAGTTTTAGGTGTATCAAATCGTACGTACAAAAAATTCTCTACAGACAATCAGGAGGACTAGGATGAAAAAGAAATTAATTGCTGGAGCTGTCGCAGCTCTTTTTTTGTTGCCAATTTTTCCGAATAAGGTATCTGCAGCACCAGGTGATCAAGGTGTCGACTGGGCCGTTTATCAAGGTGCTCAAGGGCAGTTTGGCTACGCTAACGATAAATTCGCGATTGCTCAAATAGGTGGTTATAATTCTGGCGGATTGTACGATCAGTGGACCTATCAAAGCCAAGTAAATTCTGCTTTGGCACAGGGTAAACGTGCGCATACTTACATCTGGTATGACACTTACGGTAGCATGAGCATTGCTAAAACGACGATGGATTACTTCTTGCCGAAAGTTAAAACACCACGCGGATCAATCGTAGCGCTAGATTTTGAACATGGTGCTAGTTCGAATATGCAAGCGAACACTGACACGATTTTATATGGTATGCGTCGAATTCGAGATGCTGGATATACGCCGATGTATTATTCATATAAGCCTTTTACACTGGCTAATGTGTATTATCAGCAAATCTTAGCGGAGTTTCCAGATTCGCTTTGGATGGCCGCTTATCCAAATTATAATGTGACACCAAGCCCTGTATGGTCAGTTTTTCCAAGTATGGATGGAGTAGGAATTTATCAATTCACCTCCACATATGTCGCTGGTGGGCTAGATGGTAATATTGATTTAACGGGTATTACTGATAACGGATATTCTACGTTGCCTGATCCTAATCCTAGCGAGGTTACGGATATTTACCGCGCAGGTCAAAACTATTCAGTGATGGAAGTTGGGAACGATAAAGGTCATGTGGATGGATTTGGAGCTGTAAACGGAAAGATTAAAGCTGAAGGTTGGAGCACTCGAACTAAGAAAAATCAATATGCATTTATTTTAGATCGTACAACTGGGAAAGAGCTAAAACGTATCAAGTTGAAAGACTTGCCACGAGCTGACGCTGCAAAAGTGTATAATCGGAACGATGTTGCAGGATTTAGTATTGAGTTCAATCAAAAAGATGTCGCAGGACACTCAATCATTATTATGATTCGTAGTACAAATGACGATAAAGGTGATGTTCAAGGCGGGTTCAATGATTTAACTGAAACTCGTTGGTATTTGGATGTATAATGTTTAGGTTATTTCTAATCAAGACTATCATAATTAGTTTTTTAGCATAACCCATTTATATAATAATTCTCTTCGTGTTATAATAGTAAAAAAACGATGGAGGATTAAAATGATATCAACTATTTTTGTAGCTTCAGGTAGCCAACCTGCTTATGATAACCTAGGCAAAATGGTAGGTAATGCCGCTACTAATCCGTTCATAAGTCTAGAGTTGCCTTTA